TCCTAAATATCTTTATATGTGTCTTAACAGAAAAAGACATCCACACAGAGTTAAATTAGTAGAGAGATTAAAAGAAGAAAATTTATTAAGATACGGTCTAGTATCACTAGGTGGCGATAGAGAAAAAAATATACCTCAATTAGATTTAGATATAGACATTAAAACGACAGATGGGAATAAAGCTACCAATTTTGGATCTGGAGATATACCTAACGATATAAGTTCTATTGGTGATTTAACTAATTGGAACAGTACCCTTATTAATGTAGTTACAGAAACTACTACCCACACCCATACATTTATTAGCGAAAAAACGTGGAAACCTATAATAGGGTTAAGACCTTTTATGATAGTTGGTGATTATAAAATTTATTCATATCTTAAAGATTACGGTATTGACACTTTTGACGATGTATTCGGAACAGGTTATGAACATCCTTGGGTACATAGGAGGATTGAATGGGTGATTAGTAACTTAAAAAAGTATTCTAATACTAATTTAATAGATCTATATAAAGATCTGTATCCTAGATTAGTTAAAAATAAATTACAACTACAGGAAATTTTTAAAATAAACAGTTCTAAGTATCAAAAAGTTATTAATTTAATTAAGATAAATTCTCAATATTTATAAAAATAAAAGTAAGTTAATATGAATATAGGTTTTATAGGGGTTGGAAAACTCGGAAAAGAAGCTGCCGAAGTAATGGCAGAAAAACATGACGTTATAGGCTACGATGTAACAAAAGTAGAACCGGAGAATTTTAATATGGTAGACACCGTAAAGGAAGTCTGTAAGGATAGAGAAATGATCTTTATAGCAGTACCTACACCTCATCATCCGGACTATGACGGAAGATACCCAACCTCACATTTACCAAACAAAGACTTTGATTATAGTATAGTTAATAATGTATTAGATGAAGTTAATAAGTACGTAAATAAAGATCAACTTGTAGTACTAATATCAACTGTTCTTCCTGGAACTATAAGAAGAGAGTTTATAGATAGAATAAGTAACGGTAGATTCATATATAACCCATACTTAATTGCAATGGGGACAGTAAAGTGGGATATGGTTAACCCTGAAATGATTATTATCGGTACCGAAGACGGTTCAACCACAGGAGACGCAAAATTATTATTAGAGTTCTACGAAACGTTTATTACTGAAGGCACTCGATATGAAGTAGGTACTTGGGATGAAGCAGAAGGTATTAAAATATTTTACAATACATTTATCTCTACAAAAGTAGCTTTAGTTAATATGATTCAAGATGTTGCAGAAAAAAATGGCAATATGAATGTAGATGTTGTTACTGGAGCTTTAGAAAGATCAACACAACGTATACTAGGTAAAGCTTATATGAAAGCAGGTATGGGAGATGGTGGAGGATGTCATCCAAGAGATAATATTGCGTTAAGGTATATGGCTGAAGAATTAAATTTAGGTTATGATTTATTTGATGCTATAATGAAAGCAAGAGAGAAGCAAGCCAAAAATATAGCCACTAGACTTGTCATAGAATCTGATAAAGTAAATTTACCTATTGTAATTTTAGGAGAAGCGTACAAACCAGACGTACATTATAAAGACGGTTCATCTTCTATACTAGTTGGACATTACTGTGAGGCGTACGGATCAGCTAAAAAAGTAACTTATGATCCTATAGAACCTATCAAAGCAGTTTATCTTTTAGGACATATGGGTAAACATCACGATTATGATTTTCCAGATGGTTCAGTAGTAGTAGATCCATGGAGATCGTTTAAAACAGATAAAAATATTAAAATAATACATTACGGTAACACAAGAATATAATATGGAAAATAGAAAATTAGAAAAAGAAGAATTAGATATTGTTAAACAAATAAGAACTAACAATAGGCTTATATTAGAAGAATTAGGTTCTATATCTTTGGCACAAATAGATTTAGATGCTAGAGAAGTAGCTGCTAAGAAAATTTTAGAGACAGTCAGAGAAGATGAAGCTAAATTTACAGCTAATTTAGAAAAAAAATACGGTAAGGGTACAATAAATTTAGAAACAGGAGAATTCATTTCCGCATAAAATCACTTTCAGGTTTTTTCCTAATATTTATATACATAATAAAATGTATTATTATACAGTAGGTTTCGAATACCTTATAATATTTATTATAGACAACATAATTTAATATAACGAAACATGGCAGAAACTTTAATCTCCCCAGGTGTACTAGCAAGAGAGAACGACATATCTTTTATTGCACCAGCGCCAACCGAGGCAGGAGCAGCAATTATTGGACCAAGTGTAAAAGGACCTGTAGAAGTTCCCACTTTAGTTACTTCATACGGGGAGTACCAAAGAATATTCGGTACTACGTTTACTTCTGGTTCAGCTAAAAAAGAATTTTTAACTTCACTAGCAGTAAAATCTTACTTTGGTAACGGAGGAAACTCAGTACTAGTTACAAGAGTTGTTAGCGGATCCTTTACAGGAGCTAGCGATACAGGTATTACTGCCACATCAGGTTCAACACCTTTCACTATCCAGACATTAGGTAAAGGAACTATTTTCAATAGTAACGGTTCATTAAATGCAGATCATTCATTAGTAAATGGAGATGCAGATAATTTACGTTATGAAATTAGTAACATTAACACTAGTCAGGGTACATTCTCTTTAATAGTGAGAAGAGGTGATGATAACCTTAAAAACAAAATCGTATTAGAAACATTTAATGATGTATCTTTAGATCCTAACTCAGAGAACTACATTGAATCAGTAGTAGGTAATCAAGCTATTAGTAAGACTACTGACGGAGACGGTAATGTATATGTAGCTACTACAGGAGAATACGCAAATAAATCAAAGTATATTAGAATATCTGGTGTTGCACGTCAAACATTAGATTATATTGGAAACGATGGACTAATTAGCAACGGAAACCTTTCTGGTTCTCTTCCAACTGCACAATCTGGTTCATTCTCAGGAGCAGCTGGAAATGTTGATACGACTGGAAACTTTTTCGGAAGTATTAACGGAACAGATACTCAAGGTTTAGGAAATGCTTCTTACTATGCAGACGCAATATCAATTTTAGGTAATAAAGATGAATATGTATTTAACATTATATCTGCACCAGGATTGATTTATGAATTTGGAGATCACAAGACTCAATTAGATTCAATTATTTCTTTAGCTGAGACTAGAGGAGATGCAATTGCAGTAGTAGACGTACAAAACTACGGAGCTACAGTATCGAATGTAACAGGAACAGCAGGTAACATCAACAGTTCTTATACTGCTACTTACTGGCCTTGGTTACAAATGCTATCTGCTACTGGTAAAACAGAGTGGGTACCAGCATCAGTTGTTATTCCAGGCGTATATGCTTTCACAGACGGAGCTTCTGCACCATGGTTCGCACCAGCAGGTTTAACTAGAGGTGGAATAGGTGACGTTATTCAAGCAGAAAGAAAATTAACAAGATCTCAGAGAGATACACTATATAGTGCTAATGTAAATCCAATTGCTACCTTCCCTGGAGCTGGTATTAACGTATTTGGTCAAAAAACTTTACAGAAGAAGAAATCAGCATTAGATAGAGTAAACGTAAGAAGATTGCTTATAGAATTAAAGACATTCGTTGGTAATGTGTCTAGAAACTTAGTATTTGAACAAAATACTACAGCTACGAGAAATAACTTCTTAGCACAAGTAAACCCTTATTTAGAATCAGTAATTCAAAGACAAGGTTTATATGCTTATAGAGTAGTAATGGATGACACTAATAACACTGCAGACGTTATCGACCGCAACCAATTGATAGGACAGATATTTATTCAACCAGCTAAAACAGTTGAATTTATTGTACTAGACTTTACAATTGAACCAACAGGAGCTTCTTTTGGAGCATAATTTAAAACGTTGAATATTTATAATAAAGAAATAATAAAATGGCAGTACTAGATCCTAACGAAATAATGTTCAGAGCCTTTGAGCCTAAAGTACAGAATAGATTTATCATGTATATTGATGCTATTCCAAGCTTTATGATCAAAAATGTAACGGCTCCTTCTTTCACTGATGAAGAAGTTAAACTCGATCATATTAACACATATAGAAAAATTCGTGGAAAAAGAAACTGGGAAAATATGGACATGACCCTTTATGATCCAGTAACCCCATCAGGAGCTCAAGCAGTAATGGAGTGGGCTCGTTTATCTTACGAATCTGTAACAGGAAGAGCAGGTTATTCTGATTTTTATAAGAAAGATCTTACACTTAACGTACTTGGCCCAGTAGGGGATATAGTAAGTGAGTGGATTATTAAAGGAGCTTTCATAACTAATATGGCTCAAGGATCTTTTGATTGGAGCACATCAGATGTAGCTGAATTGACTATTACAGTAGCGATGGACTATTGTGTTTTAAATTACTAAACACTCCTACAAACCACCTAACTAACCCGGCTTTTCGTCGGGTTTGTTGTTTTATAAAAATAAAGTTCGTATATTTATATATAAACTAGTTTTAATTTAATTATTTATGGAACAAGAAAAGAAATTTCCATCGGAAATTGTAGAATTACCCTCAAAAGGCTTACTTTACGCAGAAGATTCACCTCTAAGATCCGGAAACATAGAGATGAAATATATGACTGCAAAAGAGGAAGATATTCTTACGAATCAGAACTATATCCAGAAAGGTACAGTTATTGATAAACTACTACAATCACTTATTATAGATAAAAAAATCAACTATAATGAATTATTAGTAGGTGATAAAAATGCTTTATTAGTAGCAGCGCGTATTTTAGGTTACGGTAAAGATTATGAATTTAATTATGCAGGAGAAAAGCAACTTATAGACCTTTCTCTTATTAACAACAAAGAATTTCACCCAGACATAGAAAAAGCTGGTAAAAATGAATTTACTTTTGTTACTCCTACGTCTAATAATAAACTTACTTTTAAGTTATTGACTCATGGTGATGAAATTAAAGTTCAACAAGAGTTAGATGGTTTACGAAAAATTAACAAAGATGCATCTCCTGAACTTTCTACTAGATTAAAACATATGATTATCGCTGTCGATGATAATATTGATGTAAAAGTAGTCAGATCATTTGTTGATAACGAATTTTTAGCAAGAGATTCAAGAGCATTTAGACAATACTTAACTCAAATGCAACCTGACGTAGATCTTAAATTCTACCCAGAAGGCGCAGAGGAGGGCGTCGATATACCCATAGGGATTGGCTTTCTTTGGCCTGACGCAAACCTATAGGGTAAGCGTATTTACACAGATACATGAAATAGTGTTTCACGGTAAAGGAGGATACGACTACACCACTGTGTATAATATGCCTATTTGGCTTAGAAATTTTACTTTTCAGAAAATGAATGAGTATTATGAAAAGGAAGCCGAAGAGATGAATAAAGTTTCTAAAGGAAAAGGAAGTTCTTCAGTTCCTAAAGGTCCTGCAATACGACAACCTTCATATAGTACAAAGGCTCGCAATTAGCGGGCCTTCACTATTTATATTAAAATATACCTAGGTGGCAGACAATCTAAATAATCAACAGTTTAAAGACTTAGCACAAACTCTTAGACAGTTAGGTGCAAGCGCACAGTCCTTAAAACTATTTGAAGAACAACTACGTCAAGCTGGTACAGACGCTGAAAAAGTAGATCAAGTACTTCAAAGTATGGCTGATAGAGCTACTGTACTCCAAACTCGTTTTGATTCAGTAGGTACTTCAGTTAACGATATAGGTAAAATGCTTGCCGACCAGGTAGCTGATCTTTCTTCTGCTGCAACAGTCCTAAATAGACAAAAATCAATGTACAGCTCTATTGCTAATATCAATAGAGATATTGCAATGGATGCTTCTGGAATAATAGATCTTAACAAAAGGGATCTAAGTAATAGATTACAGAAGTTGGAGTCAATGGAGGCTGAGTTTAAATTTCAAGCCCAACTTGCTAATCAAAAAGTAACTGCTTTACAAGCTGAAAGAAGACAGCTTATAGCTACCGGTCAGATGACCGCTAACAAAGCACAGAATATTGGCAATCAAATAAAAAATCTAAAAGAAGTAGCCAATTTTAATGAAAAAGAAAGTCGTGAACTTCAAGCTACAATTACAAATACACAAACTAGGTTAAAGCTAGAAAGTGATATTTCTAAAACAGTAGGGGTTACCGGAGCTATAGTTGAAGGTACTGGTGCATTGATGGAACGTTTAGGTATGCGTTCTGGTATCTTCCATGATGCTATGAAAGATGCTGCGCAGGAAATGCGTGATCAAGCAAAACTTTTAAATACTCAAGTAAAATATAACAGAGAGCTTGTTGTAGAAAATAACGAGCAGATAAAGATACTTGAAGATAAAGTAGCAAAAGGAGAAGAACTAACAGATCAGGAAGAAAAGCGTCTTAAATCTTTAAAAGACCAAAACAAAGAACTTAAAACTTCTGTTACCTTCTACGATAGGACTAAAGTTGCATTAGAAGGTGCCGGCATCTTAGCAAAAGGTTTTGGAGCTGCTCTAAGAGACCCTGCCGTAGCAGTAGGTGCTGTATTAAAAGGATTTCTAGATGTAAATAAAGCTGCTGTACAAGCACAAAGGTACACAGGAGAATATAACTCAGGACTTCAAGGCAGTACGTCTAGGTTAGCTTCCACAAAAGATATATTAGAGACAACAGTAGAGCTCACAAAAGAGCTTGGAATGAGTGCTAACCTTGTATTTAGTAAAGAGATGTTAGCTAATGCTGCTGAACTTAAAAATAGAATGGGTCTAACAGGAAAAGAAGCTGCTGGATTAGCAGTACAGGCTCAAGCTTCTGGTAAATCTATTGATGCTGTAGTAGATTCTACAGTAAATCAAGTTAATGCTTTTAATAAAGCAAACAGGTCAGCAGTTAATCATAAACAAATAATAGAGGATGTAGGAAATGCATCTGATTCAGTACGAGCTTCTACTGCTCAATTTCCTGGCGGTATAGCTAAAGCTGCCGCAGCTGCAAGAAGGTTAGGACTTTCTTTACAAGATGTTGATAACATAGCTAGTTCTTTATTAGATTTTGAATCTTCTATTGAAAGTGAATTAGAAGCACAGTTACTTACAGGAAAAAATATCAATATGGCTAAGGCAAGGGAACTTGCTTTAAATAATGACCTAGCTGGTTTAGGAAACGAGATATTTAAAAACTCTTCTGATATTAACGAGTTCGGTAAAATGAACCGTATACAGCAAGAAGCACAAGCTAAAGCATTAGGTTTAACTCGAGATCAACTTGCAAGAATAGCGTATCAAAAAGCAAGAGAAAACGGTCTTTCTGCAGAAGCAGCTGCTAAAGCAGCAAACGTAAATGCTGAGAATATGAAAGCAATGGACGTTCAGGAAAAAATTGCTAAACTTGTAGAAAGAATACAGCAAGCTTTTGCCCCTATACTAGATGTAGTTGTTGATATAGTTGATGCTATAGCACCAGCTGTAGCTTTTATTGGTAATATTGTAGGTGGGATAGTAAATCTTTTAAATAAATTAGGAGTACTTAAACCAATCGTCGGTTCTGTATTTGCAATTATGGCTGCATCAGCAGTTACTAAAAATATTGCTGGTATTGGAGAAAAAATTGGCGGAGTAGTAAAAAATGCAACAGCGGCAAAAAAATCCCTAATGTCGTTTTTTAATGACCCTATAGGCTCTATTAAAAAACTAAGAGATGATGTACTAGGATTCGGTGAAACTCTCAAAGATACCTTTACTCAAGGTTTAGATAAAGGTAAAGGGATAAAAGATAAGGTATCTGAAGTAACACAAGATGCTAAAGGAAGATTTAGAGACGCAAAAGGAAGATTTGCTAAAGATCCTGATAAAGCTAAGGAATTACTTTCTAAAGCTAAAGGTAAAACTAAAGTTGAAGAAATTGTTTCAAAAACTAAAGGTGCTGATAAAGTTTCTGAAGTTAGTGATAAAGCTGCTGATAGTGCTAAAAAAGGATCTATGGTTCCTCAAAAAGCAGGACAAGGCATAAAAGACTTTTTAACTAACTTAGCTGCAGGACTTAAAGAGATGGCAAGCGGAAAAGTAATAGGAGGTGCCTTTGCACTTATCCCAGCTGCATTAGGTTTAACCTCTCTACTTCCAGCACTACCTTCTTTAATAGGTTTACAGTTTTTAAATGGTAAAGCTATCAAACTTGCATTAAAAGGTATAGGAGAAGGTTTAAAAGCATTTGGTTCTGTTGTTGCTAAAGCACTACCGCAAGTAGGATTAGCACTCTTAGCATTAGCCGGTATTGGAGCAGCAATGATACCTTTAACTTATGCACTATCAAAACTATCACCACTAATTTCTGCTATAGGAGATATAATAAGATCTGCTTTTGAAGGAATAGGTAGTATGTTAAAATCTGCCGGTGAAGGTATAGCTTTAATGTTAGAACAAATTAGTCTAGAAAAGGTTGCTGCACTAGCTCTTTTAGGACCTGCCCTTATTTCTGCTTCAAGTGGACTTGGTATATTTTCTATTGCTGCTCTGTTAGCAATACCAGGAATAAACGCTTTAGCAAGAATATCTAGTTTAGGACCTGGTTTAGATTTAGCCGGCAACGGTATAACTATAATGGCAGAAGGAGTTGCAAAACTAGCATCTGCTCTAAACAGTTTGGAGACTTCTAAATTAGAAGAAGTAAAAGATCTTATTACTACTACTGCTTTAGCAGCACCAGCAGTCGCTGCAACTGGGGCTATAACCTCGTTAATACAGGGTATAAGCGGAGACAAAGAATCTAATACTGACCCTGCAATGGTAGAAAAGCTAGATGCTATATTAGCTGCTATACAAGCTGGAGGGAATGTATACATAGACGGTAATAAAGCAGGTCAAGCACAGGTTTTAGGTACATACAGACAATAATTAAACACTATTTATAATAAAATTTATTATGGAACACGGAATATTAAAAAACCAACTTAAAGGATCAATACACGGTCTTAAAGGAACTACTCCAGCTACTAGAGAAAATGCTTTGGCAACTTCTCAATTACATGCTCAGGAAGTAAATCCTACTATTATGAAAGCAGGTCACTCTGTTCATGATTTAGACGGTGCTAATCAACCTAAATATTTAGATAACCCACCAGAATAGTTAAATGCCAATAATAACCCTTAGAGATTCGTTTGAAGACGAAAGAGTAAAAAGACTACGATCTCTAACGTTTGGTTCTGCTGGTGCTAACAAACCGTATATAACAAAAGGTTTACCGCCTGTTGGAAATCAACCTTCAACTGGATTCGGACCTTATAACGACGGTGCAAATACTTCTGAAGCTTCTGCACGAATTGATGATCTATCTAGAATTAGTAAACTAATTGTCGATAAACCTGGTCAAAAATTCGCACAGAATCAAGCTTTATTAAATTTACCTAATCAAAAAGGTAATATAATAAAGAAAGTATTTGGCAGTACAGGAACAGCGTTAAAAGCAGTAGGATCTACACTTTCACAAGTACCGGTAAACGGTACCGGAACTCATTTTGTTTACGGCTTTGGAGGCTTTGAATATTTAAAAGAGGGTTCTCCTGGTACAACAGTATTAGGTAGATTTCTAAGACAAAATTTAGGTATAGGTAACGCAGGTGTAAACGGAGCTGCTAGAGCATTACAGGGAAATACTATTATTACTGATAATGAAGGTCAGCCTAATTACGCTCCACCTGGTCAATCTGGTTTACTAGATAAAAACAGTAAATTTGATGTACAACAAGGTTTCGATACTAACCCTTATCTAAGAAGTGATATAAAGAGTGTATTTAATTCCATAAAAGGTCTTTTTACTAAAAACGAAAAAGACAAGAGATCTAATCTACTCCCAAATTTATCTAATATTTTTAAATCTAGTCCATTAAATATTGGACAAGAAGGATTTAGAACTGAGAAAAACGATGACCAAATCAATATTAACTCAGACCTTCAAGGACCTAACAATCCAGATAGTTACTTAAATGCTGATGGTTTTAGCGAATTAGACGCAAGAAGTATTATCAGAGGTACTCCTAAGGGATCTAATGCTAAAGTAGTTAGAGATAACGACGGCGGTAGAGGTTATGAACCTCAATCTCCTAATTTACTAGAAAATAAACCATCTACACAGACTATTAACGTAGATGGAAAGACAGAAGATATACGTCCTGATATTAACCCTGAGTTAGATGGCTATACAAAACAAAATGGTAAACTATCGACTTCTGTAGAAAGTGTAGAATCTAAAAGAGTTGAAGATGAATTACCTGAAGTACCTTTAACTAAAAAAGGTGGCCGTCAACTTGCATCACTTGGAGATAAATACAATGGTCAAGCTGATGGGTATGTTGGATCAGAAGAAGATGAGGAAGGAAATGTAACCATCGTACAAGGAGATAGCTATGAACCAGGAGAAATACCTGCTACTAAGTTAAGATCGTTCCAAGAAGATGAACCTAACGATGAAGGTTACGAACTTAAAGAAGGAGGAGTAAGTAGAGCCGATGATAAAGGAAACAGAGTAACAAAACTTATAGATTTTAGAAAGGTAAGAAAATGGGGTAATTCTTCTGGAGTTGAGAGTTTATTTGATGAAAACGGATTTTCATCGACTACAGATATTTCTAATATAAATTATACTGAGCAGCAAATAGATGTCCGTTTGAATATGGCCGGTGTCGAAAAATATAAAGAAAACTCAGAATTAAAACCAGATGAAGTAAATAAATTAGCTGCTGCAACAGCAGCGGTTACTAGTGGACTAGAAGAAGATATTATACCTTTTTACTTTATCTCTACTTCACCTACTGAATCTAAGTATCTGTACTTTAGAGCATTTTTAGATAATTTAACAGATGATTTTAATGGTGAATGGTCTGGTACTAGGTATATTGGTAGAGCAGAAGAATTTTACACTTATCAAGGCTTTAAAAGGGATATAAGTTTTGCATTTAAAATTGCTGCATTTTCTAAAGAAGAACTTGTACCACTGTATGAGAAATTAAATTTATTAGCTGCGACTACTGCACCAACATACAATAGTGAAGGTGAATTTATGAGAGGCACACTTACCTCAGTAACCATAGGAGACTATATAACTGACCAGATAGGGTTTATATCTAATGTAGGGATTAGTTGGAACACTTCTTACCAATGGGAAATAGATTTATTTGATGAAGATTTACCTAAAGTACCTCAAGTCCTTGACGTTTCGATTAGTTTTACACCTATACACGACTTTAATGTAAAAAGTAACCTCACAGCAGGTCAAAAATACTTTGGATAATGCCAGATAGATTTAGAAATATTGAATTGCTTAAACAAGAAAGTGGTAGAAGATATTATAAAAATGTAATATACCCAGATATACCTGCTACTGAAGATGATACTTATATCATTACTACTGGCGGGGACAGATATGACACTCTTGCATTACAGTTTTATGGTGATAGTACTTTATGGTGGGTAATAGCAAGTGCTAATAACTCGAAGAAAGATGGTTTAATTGTAGAACAAGGCATTCAGTTAAGAATTCCTGCAGATGCTGCTAAAGTAAGAAGTTTATTTAATGAGTTGAACTCAAAAAGGTAAGTTATGTCTAATACTCAAGAGAAAATAGGCTCAGGAGTTAGTACTCAAATAATAGAGCAAATTAAAGCTCGAGAAAAAGTATTTGAAAAAGATTCTAAAGTAAGTCAAGATCATTTAATACTAAATTCTAACTCAGCCTGGGTTAAACTTCGTTCTAGTGTAAATCAAATCACTTTAGAAGATGCTGATAAATTAAAATTATCTAAAGATCAAAGAAAAGAAATTGTAGGTGATAATCAGTTTGCAAAAAACTTTATACTTATTGGGGGTACAAAATCAGTTTCTGGACTTAGAAGCGGAATTACAAGGACACCTAATGTTATAGGAGTTCAATCGGCTTATAATAATTTTGAAAGAACTTTAGGATTTAGACCAATGCCTGGTATTACTTCTTTGAGTGTAACATCAAAAAATACTTACGGTACTTTAATGGAAGCTACTGTAAATTTTAATGTTTGGTCTGTAGAAGATTTAAATATAGTAGAACTTCTTTACTTTAGACCAGGCTATACTACTTTGCTTGAATGGGGACATTCTGTGTATACAAATAATGATGGTAAAATTCAACAAGCGGGGTTAGAATCTCAAACTATCGACGATAAGAATTGGTTTAAATCTTTAAACTCTGATTCTATTGAGACTCTAATAGAGAATAAAAGAAAAGAGTACTTAGGTAATTATGATGCAATGTATGGGTATATTAGTAATTTCTCTTGGGAATTCCGCCCTGACGGAGGATATGATTGCTCAGTAAAAATTATTTCTAGAGGTATAGTTTTAGAGTCTATTAAAAATGCTAAAACTACAGATGTTATTCCTAAAGACGAAATAACTAAAGCTAAAAAAGAAGAAGGTAAAATTCAACGAAAATCAGTCTATCATTATATTTTTAACAAATTAGAAGCAGAAGATGATGAAATTGAATTCAATGGATTAGAGGTACTAAAAGACGAAGGTGCTAATTATGTAAGTCAAGTTTTAGAACCATTTAAAGTTTTTAGACTTGCAGTAGACGTAAAGAGAACCTCAGGACTATTAGGATTTTTTGGTTTCGAAAAAACTATCAATCTACAGTTTATTAGTTTAAGAACAGTACTGGATATATTTAATAAATTATGTACTTTAAAAGACAATACGAAAAAAAATCCTAAAACTAAATTAGGAGAAAATATTATAGAGTTCAATATAGACTACGGAAAAAAATTCTTTACCTTTCCAGAACACTATAGTCTTGACCCTGGTGTTGCTGTCTTACCTAATCAATCTACATTGAAAGAGTTTACTTCGTATGCTAACGACTTTCATTCTAAAGTTACTACCTATTATAAAAAAGAAGCTAACGGTGGAATTGATGATATTTTAAATATATTAGTTTCTAATTCTTTAGTTACCGGAGAATTAGATGCAGTTATTAACGATGCTCAAGAAGAAGGAATAGGGTATTTTGACGTAATAAAAAATATTCTTTCCAAAGTCCAGAATTGTCTTGGAGAGATAAATGATTTCGACATATCCTGGGACGGTAGAAAACATGTACTTGTTGATAGAAAAGCAATAGCGCCTGAAACTCTACCGCAAATAACAGTATCCGGTTTGAAAACTTCTGTATCTTCTATAAAAATTTCTAGTAAAATTTCTAGTGCTATAGCATCTCAATTGTCTATTGCAGCACAAGGTAATAGCGGTAATTACCAAGATAATGTTTCTTCAATATTGGAATGGAATTCTGGAGCAATAGATAGACATTTAGTTGTAAAAGACCAATCTACTTCAGAAAAAGATCAAGAGGATGATGAAAAATTTGAAAAGTTTTTAGAAGACCTTAAAGATGCATTTGTTCACTTTAATAATGGAAAATTAAACCAAGGAAGATGGACAAGAGCTATAACTAATCAAATTTATGACGGAGAATTATTTAATCAGTTAAAACCTGATAATATAGCTGTTATGCAAAAACTAAGTAGGGAATATTTAGGTAGCCAAAAAGAAACTGCAAGAGGGGTAGTTCCGGTTGAATTAGAACTTACTTTTTTAGGTTTAGGAGGTTTTAAAGTAGGTACTGCTTTTAAAATAAATAAAAATATTTTACCATCTAAATATGATAATTTTGGTTACATAATAACAGGAGTAGAGCACACTATAGGTACAGATAATAAATGGGTAACTATTTTAAAAACTCAATTCTTTTCAACTAGAAAATTAAATGCTAACGCAGTTGGTTTTCAAAAAATAAAAGATGCTGAAAAAGCAGATAACCAACGTACTTCTACTCAACCAAACAACCAACTTTCAGAATTAGATATTGACCCAGATGCTCCTACACCAAACGCTGATCGTCTTAGATCTACTCTAACTAATTTAGGCTACTTAGAAAAAGGAAGAGAACTTTCTAACGGAGGGGACATAACTAAACAAACAGCAGATATGGGTATATCTGTTGCAAAACAAGTGAAAGACACTGTACCTGGTGCAACGTTAGTATTTACTGGGGGTAATGACTTATATCACCAACAGCTGTCATATAACAGTAGACATAAAGCAGGTAGAGGACTTGACTTTGTAGTTACTCCTAGTACACCTAATTATATTAAAGAAGTAAAGGAAATTTTACAAGGATATGCAGCTGGAAATAAACCTAATTTTAGATTTATAGATGAATATGCTAACCCTACCAAAGCAGCATCAGGAAAACATTTTCATATATCTTGGGGTCCTGGAACTGAAGGTCAAAAATTTCTCAGTGAATCTATATCGTTAGCTAATAAAGGAAAAATAAAAACATATACCGTATAATGTATATACCTAAAACTAAACAAAAGAAAGGAGCTAAACCAGAAGGAAATTTAATTGATCCCATAACTGGTTTAAAATTTAATGGAAAATTTATTCAAGATTTTTTAGGTAACTTTTTTAAAGGAGATAAAATTACTTCTGATTCTAAACCTTTAACTTTAATTCCTTTTAGTAATGTAGACGATAGTAAAAAGTATGGCAATGGGTTTACTTCTTCTACTATAACACCTTCTGCGACAGCATACGACAAAGGATTTTTTTCTAGATTTTTCTGTAAAGACAGTCGTTCAAATAAAATTATCGAAATGACTAAAGATCGATATCTAGCAGAAAAAAAAGATAGAAAACTTTATAGAAGAGTAATAAAAATAGAATGGTACATAACAGGTAATCCAGAAGATGAAATAATTAACGGATATCTATACCCAGGTACTAAGTCAAAAAATCAAGATGTTATAAATCAAGCCGAAAAACTTCTACCCGGTATTGGTGAACAGATACTAAAAGATCCTTCTCAGTTTGTTCGTAAGTAAAATATTCTTATATTACATAAAAGGTTATATAAGTGTTTTATATAGTAGAGCAAGATAATAAGTTAGAGTCATTAGAAAAACTCGTTAGATTAGGAGTTTATGTGGATGTAATATCTACAAATAACTTATACCACCCTAAACTTACTTCAACAGTAGCAGTTTACATTAGATTACTTAAATCTGATTACGGATATATTATTCCTATAGATCATGATGAAGGTCTAAACGTATCTAAAGACCGTGTCTACGCTATACTTTCTAAGGCCAGTAAAATATATACATTAGATAAGAAAAACCTTTTATATCACTTTAATCTACAAGATGCCATTGATATATCTTTACTTTATTCAATGGTAAAATACGATAGGTTAGAGTATTACCACGATCTTACATATTTTTATAG